GTACCGACGAAGGGTATCGCACCCTCTTCTCTATACACCTACGCCCTCTACTATCTGAAGCAACAGATTTCAGGGACATAGTGCTTGTGTGCAGTGCATTACTCAAATGCTACGTCAGTATGTTACGTTTATACTTCGTCAAGTTTTCCGAACTAAATCGGTCCCCAAAGATACAACAGACTTTTCCAAATTCCAAATCTATTTTCTAAATCGCTGTAAATCAGTGGTTTAAGCATGGAATACTTGTTGAGGATTCTCTGCATATTCGCAAAGTGCCTGTTCGTACGCATCGTATAAATGCATGAGTATGTGACGTGGTGCATCGTTATGATATGCAGTCGTGTATTCACGCCACGCATCTAGCTTCGCTTGTAGGTACACGTTAGGCGGGTTTTCGTTAAAGGTTTTTGGCTTTCTCATAATGTATTGGTTTTTTCTAGTCCTAAATCGTCGTAAAAGTCATACCCAAACGCTTGTATTAGCTCGTCATTTCGATCGAACAGGTCGTAGATTACGCCTTCATCATCAAACTTTATTTGGACGTATGTTCCGTCTGTATTTGGTATGTGTATCTTTTTATATGTGAATTCTAATGTTTTCATAGTTCTTTTATTTCGTATTGGTTTTTAGTTAGTTAAGTAGCTCTAGTTCAAGTGTTACTTGAGAGCAAAAGGCATCACATACCCACGCTAATCCCTCTGCGTCTTGGTCGTAACTGAATATAGCATAAGCATCTATTAATTCCTCTAAAGAGAAGTTAATGAAAGGGTTGAGGTAATCGTTCATAATGTATTGGTTTACAGTTAGTTAATAAAACATTCTAAAGCGTCTTTGTGGTCGCTTCGTCCCACCGATAATGTGTGTGCCTGTTCTGACATAGTCAGGGTGTGAGAGGACAGCCTTAACACACTCCGCCCACATATCATAGGCATCTGTTCGCATGACAGCGTCATAAGCTAGGTTATTCACACACCAAGCCCAATGCCTTTCGGCATAGGCTTTCCATGTTTCGAGTTCTTGTAATGTACTCATGACTAACCGATTAAATCTTCGATTGTCATTTGCTCGTCACACGTCAGGTCGTCCCATGACTGTGTGGTTGTAGCTTGGCTAAAAGTTAGCCCATCAAATAAGCTCTTTAGAGCTTCTATACGTGCCTCAGCGAAGAGGCGATTGTTAGAGTTTTTCATTGTAATTGGTTTAATGAAATTAATAAAAGTGGTAGTAAAAGGATTCGAACCTTCGGTTGCTATTAGTTCACAACCATACCAAGTAAACTACCATGTAATCCCTTAAGGGGATTAGTCTTACTCATGATGCCTACCTCAGACAAGCATGTACATCTGCTACGTCCGAAAAGGCTCTTGGAAAGAACTCTTTGAGGTTTCTAAGCGTAGCTTTATCGCCTTTGTTAACCGCATTCAAGGCTACTAATTCAACGTAGTTGAACAGTGCGGGTTTCGTAGAGGCCACAATCATCAGAACGGAGCGTTAGATGCTTCAAGCGTAGCTTCAAACGATTCAACGGTAGCCGCAACTTCAGCAGCTTTAGCTGCATTGTGACGGTCATTTCTCATGCGGTAATACGCCTCTGTTGGAGTTTCACCTTCTCTAACGACGAAGTCGTTACTCGATCGGGTGGCCTTATGTGACGGAGGTACACCACCTTCCATCTCAAGGAATTCGGTTTTAACTACGTTAGTTCTAGCTTGGCGTTGCTCCATACGCTGATTGGAGTTTAAGTTCTTACGAACTTTCCGAGCCAATGGATTATCTTTCTTCTTCTTCGAAGAACTTGTCCTAGTTTCAGCTACCTCTGTAAGAGAAGCGACAGCCTCAGTTAACTCCGTTAAGAGTTTCAAGGCTAAAGCCTTCTTTTCCGCCGTACAGCTGTACTTGGCTTGGTTGACTGCCTTTCGGCAAGTCTTAAAATTTATATCTTTCATTTTCAATGAATTAAATGGTTTACGAATTGTGGTTTTGGTTTCCCTTAGTAGTATTGTTAAGTAAAGAGAGTTCATAAATGAACACTCTCTTTACTAAACACTACAACTACTCAGAGCAGCTTACTATGCTGAAAGCATAGCTAGTAATTCCTTCTTGGTTAACTTCGTTAAGTCAACCTTAGAAACCTTAGCTTCAGCTACTTGTCTAGCCTTAGAAGTCTTCGACTTCGCTTTAGCCTTCGGCTTAGCAGTAGACTTAGCCTTCGGCTTAGCAGTCGATTTCTTCTTAGCCTTCGGCTTCACTACTTCTAAAGAAGTAACAGCTTCGGTTAGTTCGGTTAATAAAGCTAAAGCTTTAGCCTTTCGTGCAGCAGTCGCTGAGTACTTAGCTTGGTTTACTGCCTTACGGCAGTCTGATAAAAGATTTGTATTAAACATAGTTTAAAAATTGAAGTTTGATTTGGCACAATTGCCGTTGCTAAGGTATGGTGAACTTTTCCTAATTCCTAACAAATTATCAACTTTCTTTCAAATTAGCTTGTAACAGACTGAGGACCAATGAGTTACAAATGAAAGTTTTTTTGAGTTGGGTTGTGATGCGAGCAGACGCGTGGCGGTGCATACACGCACGTGCTTAGGTACATGTGTAGGTGTGTACAGGTGTGTGCATACAGGTGCGTAGGTGTGTGTGTATATGCGTCTGTGTGGGTGTACGTGCATGCCAGCACAGGCACATGATACGTGACGGGTGGAGGGGGGTAGATGTGTAGCCCGTATAGGCGCATCATGCAGGTGACACATAGGTACACGTGGGGTTGTCCGACACATAGCTACTCCCCGTTACATACTACGGTTCAACAGATGCTTGATTCAAAGCTACCTAACTCACTAGCTAGCAGTGGATTAGAAAAGCTAGAATAGTAGGGCAAAAAGCCGAAATCTCTTCGAAACACGCAAAGCAAAGTGCGTTTCGGTATGCATTACGCAACGTCTTTAATATAATATTATCCCCCATTCTTATGTTTCTCATAATTTTTTTCACGAAATCAAATATTCTAAAATCATAACAAAACATTTAATCTGTCATGACGGTTATGCTCTTGATCTGTTGCCTTTTAAAGCAAATCGCCTTGATTATGCATAATAACCACTAAAAAGAGTCTGTTCTAAGTCTCCTTTAAGGGTAGCATCAATGCTTTTCTAGGGTATAAGAGGCTGGTTTCAAGGTATTTAGAGAAATAGTCTTAAAGTTATGCTTCACTACTTGCATATTAAAAAAAAAGGTAGTAACTTCGTACTATTAGCGAGTCAGATAGGTAGCTTATCAGATGTTTTAGTTTGTATACTAGACTATTAAGAGATATGCTGTTAAGATTAAGCTTTTAAGGTAGTATCCGCTCTAATTATGTCTCACAAGGTTTACATTCGTCACACTTATATCTACCAATGTGGGGACGTTGTGTGTGGTGGGGAATGGAAGGTAAGTGAGGCGGAGGACATGGAGCACTTAAGCTGTCCCCATTGCGGGAGGAGGGATTATGTGGATTATGTGGTAAAAGATCAAAGGAGGCGATTTAACAATAGGTTTGAATAAGTTATCTTTACCTCATGAAATTTACAAGGCAACAAATTGAGAAGGCTGTAAAGGCTAAGGGTTACAAATGGTTTAGTAGTGGGGATCTAAACGTCAACATTGTGGGTGTCAGGAATGATGCGACAGAGGGCAAAGTAACCAATAAATTTGATGATCACATCACCATATCTTACAAGATAGACGGAGAGTGGCAATTTGAGTGTTATAGGTGTACGACGGATCCAGGGGACGATTGGATGGATAGTCCAATGATGAAGAAAGGGTGTGCGATTTTAAAGCCAGGACAATATAGGAGTTCACACAAATTGAGGCTACACGGGGGGAAGTATTTGGCATTAGGTCAACAAAACCCAGTAACAGTCTATAGGGATGCCAATCGGGACGATAACTACAACTTTAACGAGCATTCAACTGATACAGGCTTATTTGGCATAAACATACATAGAGCTACGGCACTGCCAGGAAGGGCGTCTAGCCGTGTAAATAAGTGGTCTGCAGGATGCCAAGTAATAGCATCTAATGATGATTGGGTGGAGTTTCTAGAGACGTGCCAGGCAGCGAGGGAGGAGTGGGACAATAACTTTACGTATACGCTTATTAATAGCAGCGATATAAAATAGATGAAATATTTAACAATAGGTTTGAATAGGTTACCTTTGCAATATGAGATTTAGCAAGAAACTCCCTCGTAATCCAATTAAGAGGAGGAGATACAGACTGGAATTAGGTGGTGTAATACCTGGGGCTAATAATCAAGATGCGGGGGATGGTGTTTCCAATGAGGAGCTTATGGCTATGATCAAGGGGCTTAAATCAGACGCTGCTCCACCGCTTAGCCTAGATGGCGGTTTAGACCCATCTGCTGACGTTGGTATCGGTTTAGATCCACTTCCTCCAGTTCCACCAGTAGCTCCTGTCACCGCCCACCAGGAGATGCTTAATGAGAGCGAACTTCAAGCGGGTATAGAAAACACCGTTAGCAAAATTCCAATAGCAAAGCAATTCATGAAGCTTGGGAAATGGGGGAAAGATAAAATAGCTGGGACTTACAAATGGGATGACAGCCTTAGCGAAGAGGAAAACTTAAAAGGGCAAGAAAAAAGAGAACGGTTCGGTGCCGCGGTATTTTCACCACATGAGCTATTCATGAAAAAAAAGAAGAAAGAGGGCCGCCGCGGTATGAAAGTTATAAGGAGATAACCCTTATCTTTGTTCTATGCGCCTAGCAAAGAGAACAGAATACCGAATAATGAAAAATGGAGGAGTTAATGGCGATCCGCCTAAAACATCACTGTCTGACAACCTAAGGTCTGAGCTGCGAGAAAACTATTCCTTACCTTTATTACCAGAGGATGACTATCCTGAGTACTCTTACGAAGATCTGCTACCGCTTTTTAGTCCTTCACAGAAAAAAATTGCTGACTGGTTGATTGCTAGAAAAGAGACGGGTAGATTTGAAGATCAACTAGGGGGAGGTAATTTAGAGAGACAGCTATTGAATTTAGCATCTAATAAGACTTTTCAATCACAAAAAGAGCTTGTTGATGAGGTGTTTGATTTTTATGATGAGTTGGGATATATGACAACTTCTACTGGCGAAAAGGAAACACCTTATGAAACAAAAGATGAGCTTTATAGAGAGGTACAAGGTGCAGCTGGGATATATTTCCCCGAAGCCCATGCAATGTATGATACTAAAACAGCTTCAGGAGAGGATTATGGCGGTGCCTTGGAAAAAATAAATAGCGGGGTAGATAGAAGTTTTCAAAGATTAGCCGCTTTTATCGAAGGAAAGAAAAAAGATTCTACACAAAAGCATGAAAACGTACACTCCTTAAACGCAAAGCTAGCAGAAGGCGTTATAGAAGACATACGCCCTCCTGAGCATGAGTATTACGACGACAACAGAGAGTTATATTCTAGGACGATGCAATTCAGGCTTGATAATGAGCTTGACCCTAAAAAGATCTTTACCAAAGAAGACTTAAAAGATTTAAACTCGGAAAGAAGTAAGTATATGCTAGACTATATACCTGATGAGCAGTTTTTAAAGCTTTTGAATGACGTTGCTTATGCCGAACCAAATAATGATACTCATGAAGCTATCCAATATGGGTTTAAAGGCACGAAGATAAAAAACCATTTCAAGGTTTTAAAGAAATAATATCGCTTACACTACATCTCTAAAAGAAGCTTAAGGCAATAAGTTATCTTTCCTTATATTTGCACTATGGCAAACCTAACATTAACAATCACGGAAGCAGTTACCTTAAATGGTGTGTCTCGTGGATCTACGAATACGCAAACCGTAGAGAATGTAACTGAGGTGTATCATCGCATATGTGATATTAGAACTAATCAATGGCACACAGTAGCTGCTTTTGGGGCTTCTGTCGGGGGATCTACACTTATAGATGCAACCGTAAAGCACTTAAGGATAACCAACTTAGATGCCACTAATTTTGTAAAGCTGATTCTTACCGAGACAGGAGTACAGGAATTTATGGTTAAAATAGAGGCGGGGGACAGTTTCATACTAGGCAACTCTGTTTCGGACGCTAACGCGCTAGGAACAGGAGCCACACCATCATTTACAAACATTGACACAATCACAGCCAGAGCCGATCAAGGCGACTGCCAGATTGAACTATTTATAGCAAACTAATGAACTTAAGAAGAAGATACGCAAACGGCGGACAAACACCAAGCCCAGAGATGATGCAACAGATGATGCAGCAAATGCAACAGAGGCAACAAGGTCCACCACAGGGGCAACAAGCTCCTCAAAGGGAGGCTCATATTCCCGTAGATGGAAGGGTGTTATCGGACGAGAAGGGGGATTATGTGATGTTCACTGATCTTCAGGGTGCGGAACCTTTTAAGGTGTATTCACCTGATTACGGTTGGAATGAAGTAGATGGGATGGCTAGTGGGGAGGATGGAGATTCTATACCTAAGGCTAATTATCCTGTAGTTATGGACGAGAGGTCTGGAGAATACGTGCTTGACGCAGCTGCATATGATTCTCAGATGACTTCAGAGCAGCCTCAAATGGCGCACGGAGGAAAGTTTAAGGTAATGAAGAAGTTTGAGAATGGTGGAGTGAATGGCGACCCAGTAAAAGACGGTGACCCTAAGAAACCAAAAGGAAGCCCATATGTACTCACTAAAACTGTAGATGATTCTAACTTTGAATCTAAAGAAGGGATGACGGAGACCACAACAGAGGGCGCTATACCTTCTTATAATCCAGAAAGTGGACTTGATAACTTAACGCAAGAGCAGAAAGACTTAATCCTAAATACAGAGTTTGGGAGGTCACACTTGAGTGGTGAAGGATCTTTAAGCGACCAGTATGCTGATTATACAGTAAAGGTTAACGATTACTTAAATAACAACCGCGACGCAGCTTTAGATAAAATAAAGGGCTTAATAGACTCAAACCCGAACTTCAAAACAAAACTTGAAGGTAAGTCCGACGATGAAATGCTCACAATTACCCGCGATCTTATGACGGATGGGAAGATTGGTGACTTTCATGGGGCTATACTTAGAGAGGAAAAAAAGTACTTGAAGCCTCTTATAGGGGGTAGTGAGATTGATGCATCGGGCATAAGAGCAGACGCTGCTGATATTATTTATGGGTTTGGCGATCAAGCTATATCTGAAAACGCTCAGGCGGATTATAGAGCACAAGCTCAGGCCGCTGGCCTAGATCTTCTTGACGAAGAAACTATGTCAGAATTCTTTAATTTATACATATCTCAAAATCCAGCTTCCACACAAAGGGGGGAAGTGACGGATGCAGGCTTCACAGCCGACAACATCGCTACAACTAGAGAGAGTGCTGAAGCGGTTGCCTTTGGTAGTAAAGAAGGAATTAATGAAAACGCTCAGACTGCAAAAAACAAAAACGCACTTACAGTAGAATTGCAAAATCTTATACAAGCAAGAGGATACGATTCCACTTCCGCAAAGTATAAAGCTGCACAAGCAGAAATAGACGCTCTGCAACAGCAAATAACATCAATGGCAGTAGGGGGCCGAGTAAAACTCATAAAGAGTTTTAATAATGGCGGGAAAAATGACGACCCCCCTAAAGAATTAAGCTTAATACTTAATGGCACAAACATAAAAGACATGGATCACACAACAAAAAGAAGGCTTTTTAATACTACCCTATCCACACCAAACGGAAATTTTAGCGTAACTAATCCTAATTTTTTAGGCAGGATGCTTAAAAAATACAAGAACCCGAAAGTAAGCACTTCCTTTTAGTTAAACACGTAGTTGGGTGGCAGGAACTCATCGAAGCACCCACCCCCATAGAATCGCGTAGCTTCGTCATCTATTTTTAGCTGCACAAGAACAAAGTCCTTCTCGTAGTATACAGACCCATAATCCCCATATGTTTTTAGGATTTCTACGGTCTCATATCCAACTCTAGCAAAAGTATTACCTAGGACTTCACCAGTACGGTTGTCTCTTGCTATTATGTGGTAAATTCCCTTCTTGTAAACATTAAACCATAGCATGAAATCTCCTTCATGTAAGTCAGTCTGTTCTTTATTTAAGGCAATCTCATTAGCTATGTATGAGTCTGTTAGGTAAGGCTTTTCAGAGTTATCTCTACCTAAATCCCAGCAACTGCATTCATCTTCAGGTTCTGCCCACACCTCCCATGTAACGAAGCTTTGGTCAGCATCTGGCCAGAAACAGTGGCACTCGCTAAATGCGACTTGGAGCCTTAATAATTCTTCTTGTGCGTTTATACCAATCGACAGCAGGCTAGCAATCAGTACTAAGAATAAGTTTTTCATAATGTGTAAATTAAAGGATTAAAAAATTCAGCGTATATTTGTTGCTGCTATTATCAAGGTAAACTAAACTTTCCACATTTCCTAATTTGAATGGTAAATAAATTTCTAAAACTTTGAAGAAGTTTTATTTTAACCCCACACGAAAGAGAAAAGACCGCAAGAAGGAAGCCGAGCTAATACGGTTAAATAAGTTAAAAAATGAAGCTAGAAGTAATAAGGTTCAGCAAACAAAAAGATTCGACTAATGGGATTCTATTCGACATATCAAAAGACAAAAGAGAGTTTTTATGCTATACTCTCGAAGACGAAGCTAGGGATATCAAAGTCATGGCAGAAACTTGTATCCCTGAAGGAGAGTATCCTATCCGTTTTAGAAATGTGGGCGGGATTCATACCAAATACTCTAAGCGGTTTGCCGATATTCATCTGGGTATGCTTGAAGTATGTGATGTACCTAATTTTTCGTATATTCTTATTCACTGCGGTAATACTGACGAAGATACTGGTGGGTGCTTACTTGTGGGTGACTCACAAGAGAACAACATAATCAAGTCCAATGGCTTTATAGGCCACTCTACAAAGGCTTATATGAGAATATATCAGCCAATAGCAGCCGCACTAAAAGCAGGGGAACAGGTTACTATTATTTACCGAGACTTTGAGGAGTCATTAGTCTTAAACGAACTAAAGGAAATATGCTAAAGAGAATGGGTAAAATGATAGCAAGACTTAAAACCTCTAAGCCATCAGTCCACATAAAGAAAAGAATCTCAGCTGGCGGAAAGAAGAAGAAGGGGAGGTAGTCAGACAGACTCCTCTAAGCTTCTATAGAATCGCTGTACAAGCAGTCTAGCTTTCTGCGTGAGAGCATATCTCACTCTATAGCTAACCTTGGTTTCATCACGAAACAAGTGATCCTCTAAGGTTTGCGAAGGGGTAAGTTTATCGAAGTACTTATATACGTACCCAGCGTTAACTAACGGGAATATTATTCTTTTCCCTATTTTATCTTTACTATAGCCATATTCAGCTACGGCAAAGTCTATTGTCCAGAACTCTAAGTCGTATGCCCAGCACATAAACATGAGCTCCCTTTGGAAAACATCCGCTGTTTCCTGGGTGTGTAGAAGCTTTTCTCTTAAGTTCTTTAAATAGTTCCTACGAACGAATTTCTTTTGTAACTTTAGGGACTCGCGGAAGAGTTTTTTCTTAGCTTGTTTTTTTCTAGCCATGACGTTTAATTCAAATAAGTACGAAGATATGAATAAAGACGGATTTCTCTTTGAAGTTCAGAAACTAGCTCTTGAGCTAGAGGCTTTGATTGATAAATACGACGTTAGAGATGAGGTTGTAAACGTCATGATGACTGGTGTAATAGAAAAGGCAGAAGAAGGAACGACTCGGATGCGAGCAATTTACAGCTATAGTATAGACTCACAGGAAGAACTGGAGGATGTATTGGAATTTATTAACGACACCTGGATACAACAGGATCTTTTAGATGATGAAGACGATAACGAAGCCGATCTAGACGACTTGCTTGATGGCACGGGTATAGAATTAGAATAGAATGGACGGACTTATTAGAAAGATCGTAATTGGGAAGGACCCAAAGAATGCGATGGCCTACTACGTAGGAATGAGAGCAGGTGGAGGCAATGTCTCTACCATCATACTAGATGATAGACATCTCTTTAAGTATGGTAAAAATAGATACCTTGTTTACATAGATATAGATGAATCTCAAGTTCTCTGGAAAGGAGTAGACGAGATGCCATGTATTGTGGAATACGACCTAAACTTCTGATGAAGTCTATGAAAGGGTTTATTGTTAAACTCCCGAAAAAAACAAAGGACTCTGTCACTCTTGCGGGTGGTGTAGAGATATTCATGGATACTAAGTACGACGAGTTCCGCCATAGAGTTATGGATGGGGAAGTTGTAGCTCTACCAGCAAAGCATGATACAGACATAAAGGTCGGCGACACCATATACTTCCACCACCACGTTGTAGTACAGGGAGGTACTCCATTGCCTGGATATGAGGGCTGTTACACCGTAATGTTTCATCCGACTAGCGCTATGGATTCCCAAGCTTTTGCTCATAAATGCGCAGAGACAGGAGTGGTAAAGAGTCTGTCCTCTTGGTGTTTGCTTGAATTTGTAGAAGAGAATCATATAGATGATTTAGAGTCAGATACTATAAAGCTAGTGGAGCTCACAAAGAAGGGCCCGACTAAAGGTCGTATAGCTTTTGCTTCAATAGAGTGCGAAGCTATGGGCGTTGGCCCAGGAGATATCGTTGGAATAGACAAAAATAGAGATTATAGGGTTGTAGTTGATGGAAAGGACTACTACCGTACACGCTCAGATGATTTCATGTATGTCGAGAACTAAATTCACTACAGTATCAGCGGCTAAGAGGCTCATGGCCAGTATGGAGGTTGCTATTGACAACATGATAGAAGAGATAAAGAAGCCTGTTGACCCAGACATTAATGGGTCGGCACGAAAGGCAGAACTCCAATCCATAAAGCAAACGGCGACAGATTGTAAGGAGCTTCTTGTAGAGAGGCAGAGGCTTGAACAAATGATTAAAACCCTCCATGAAAACGGAGAGATAGCAGAAGTAAAGGACTATTCAGGAGGTTTCGCTGAAAGATTCTCTAAATGAACTGTACGGTTGTCACGTATAAAGAGTGTAAAGACTGCAAAGAAGTCCTTCCAGAATCTGAGTTTAGAGTGCTGAGAAGAAAGAATCTGCCAGAATGGGCCCATTTAGAGTGCCGCACATGCGAAAACATTGCCCGATGTGCCGACAAAAAAAGAAAGAAAAAGCAGCTAGTGGCTTTATTAGGGGGTTGTTGCGAGGTGTGTGGGTACAATAAATGCATTGAGGCTCTAGATTTCCACCATAAAGACCCCTCTACAAAAAAGTTTGGGATAGCCAGGAAGCTTGCTCAATCATGGAAGTTGCTGTTACCAGAAGCTAAGAAATGCGCTGTGTTATGTTCTAATTGCCATAGAGAGTTTCATGCAGGGGTAATAGAGCTTTAATTCCTTATCTTTGCAATATGGCAGGAAAGACAGCAACATATTATCATACTCACCCAAAGTCATACGCTAAAAAGAAAAAGAAAGATGCAGCAGACGGAAAATCTAACGTTAGAACTACTAAAAGAGTTGAAGCTAACCAAAAGCGCCGCGAAGCAAAACGTAACGGACAAAATGTTAAAGGAAAGGATTATGATCATGCTACTGACAGCTTTGTCGATAGTTCGGTAAACAGAGGAAGGAAGGGTGAAGGTGGGAGAAAGAAGAAGTTTACGACAGTCAAAAAAGCCGTAAAGAGACTAAAGAATACAATTAAGCTCCTTAAAGGAGGGGGGCGATGAAATATAATATAACATGGCTGAATACAAATGTAAATGCAACGACGAAATAGTCACAACAGGCGAAATCACAATAAGATACGTAGAGGGAAAAGGTGTTATACACGATATTCAGTGCGAAAGCTGTGGAGAATACTTAGACCTTGCAAACCCTAAGTCTGGTGTCCCAAAGCTAGGAAGAATGAATAGCAGTGGAAGCAGTTATTAATGTCCGTTTTACTAGACACGAAAGAGTATGAGGAACCCGCTGTTAAGATTTGTCCCAACGGTAGTGAAGGTGAGTTACTCGAACTGGGTGGCTTGGTCATTTGTCTTCCAAAAAGGCCGTCGAAGAAAGAAATTTTCGGATATAAAGACCCAGACGCTATGCAAGTGTGGAGAAGGGTATCTATGCCGAAGGAACTGTCTCGTATTCGTTCTATGGATGAGTGGGGGGAGATGCCAAGGGAGTTTAGAGAGAAGTTTCGCCCATATATCGAGGAGGAATTTAGGCGTAGGCGTGAGGGCTTTTGGTTTTATAATTGCGGTGAAGCTACATATATTACGGGGAGGCATTACATGATGCTACAATGGGGGAAGATGGATATAGGCCATCCCTCCTACCTAGAGTTTCAAAGAGAAATTTTAATACATATGATGGCTTGTGAGCGCGACCCTCGATCTCTAGGTCAGCTATATACGAAGTGTCGTCGTAGTGGGTATACAAACATATGTTCCTCAGTATTAGTAGACGAGGCTACTCAAGTGAAAGACAAGCTGTTAGGCATCCAGTCTAAAACTGGTAAGGATGCCCAGGAGAATATCTTTATGAAGAAGGTAGTCTTTATGTTCCGTAGCTATCCATTCTTCTTTAAGCCTATTCAAGACGGTACCACTAACCCGCGTATGGAGTTAGCCTTTAGAGAGCCTTCTAAACGTATTACAAAAAACAATAAAACCTCATTTAAAGGGGACGCACTTAATACAGTTATCAACTGGAAGAACACCACAAATAATGCGTATGACGGGGAGAAAGTCCACATACTATATCTAGATGAGGCGGGGAAATGGGAGAGACCATCGGACATTAGAGATGCCTGGAGGGTACAAAGAACCTGTCTTATTGTTGGTAAAAAAGTAGTAGGTAAAGCCATGGTAGGAAGTACCGTAAACCCTATGGGGAAAGGGGGTAAAGAATACAAGGTT